GCAACTGACCCGGGTGTGCAGCGTAAAGCACCAGAAGCAGTTATCCGGCGGGCAGGGACCGCGGTCGGAAAAACAATTTGAATGGACTCGTACCGCGCCAGTAGCGCCGAACAGTCAGCTTCCTTCTTGAACACAGGATTGGAAGGAAGGCGAAGGAGCGCATTACTGAAAAGCCCGGTGTGCAAGCGCCGGGCTTTTTGGAATGCCTGCCCTCCAGTTTGCAGATCGAACCTGTCTGCAGATTCATCGCTTGACCCGCCCACAACGGACGTTGCCGGCAGACATCAAAAAGGCATTGCAGATGTTGAAAGATTGCAGATGTGGAAAGTGCAAAAGACTGCTCGCCCGGATGGGTGAGTACACAGAGTTCCAGATCAAATGTTCCCGATGTGGAACATTGAATCATGTGAGGGCCGGGAGCCCCGAACGATCGCCTGTGAGCGACTTGAGTGCTGCATCGCCAGCACACCCTGATCAATCCACTCATAGGTAGAGAAATGAACACTTTGAAGAAATACGCAGCACCGTTTCTGATCGCTGCTGCACTGCTGGGTAATGGCGGTAGCGCGGTTGCCGCTAACCTGTTGGTCAACGGCAGCTTTGAGCAGCCCGGCTGCAGCGGCAGTTGCATTCTGGACACCCCGGCGAAAGCCAATTTCATCACCGGCTGGACGACGTTTCTGTCCGGTGCCGAATACTTCAACATGCCGGCTTCGATTGGTGGTTCCGCGGCAGCGGACGGCGTGGTGATCGTTGACCTGGCCAACTACGTTTACGGCAATGGGGGAGGGATTCAGCAGAACTTCGCCACCACCGTGGGCGCCAAGTACCGATTGACCTTCAGCGCGGGTAACTCGCGTTATGCCAGCCGCTCCGGTGATGGTCTCATTCAAGTGAAAGTGGCCGGCCAGACCGCCACCTTCAACACACCGTCCGCCAAAGGCGTCGCGGTTGAGTGGAACACCATCACTTACGAATTCACTGCAATCACTCCACAGACGACGTTGGCGTTTTTCAACGAGCAGAATCCGTATGCCAACTTTGCCTTTATCGACAACGTCATTGTTGAGCGTCTGTAACTCCGACCGCCGTGGATCCAAGGCGTTTTATCCAAGCGTGAAAGGCGACACCGTTACGGTGTCGCATCCTCACAACCCCCTAATTCATCAACGCTCTCAGGAGGCGTGACATGACAACCGAGCAACAAGCGTTGGCAGACATGCCGATCTGGCTGGTCATCCTCCTTGCCGTAGTGGGCGGGGTGTCCGGCGAAATGTGGCGCGCCGACAAGGAGGGCGCACGCGGCTGGCCGCTGCTGCGGCGTCTGGCCCTGCGTTCCGGCGCCTGCATGATCTGCGGCGTGTCGGCGATCATGCTGCTGTATGCCGCCGGCATGTCGATCTGGGCCGCCGGCGCGTTTGGTTGCCTGACCGCGATGGCCGGCGCCGATGTGGCCATCGGTCTGTATGAACGATGGGCCGCCAAGCGCATCGGCGTCTGCGAAGTCCCGCCCCGCGACCAACCTTAACCGTATTAATTCTCCGTGCCGCCATTTTGGCGGCAGGGCTGCGCGTGGACGATTGAAAAGGAGGTCATGTATGCCCACACCGATCCAGCAGCCGTCGCAACTGTTCACAGCCATCGCGACGACACTGCGCAACACTACCGGACTCAACCTCAGCGTCGGCAATCATGATGATTTCACTGCACCGGGCGATCAGGCCTGGGTGCTGATCGACTTCGACCGCAATGGACCGGGAGTGCGTGCCGCTGACGGGCGAATTGCGCATGTCATGACGGTCTCCCTGCAAGTCATCCCGGCCCTTGCCGCCAGCGCATTTGCAGCGTGCGATCTGATCGCGGTGCTGAAAAATCTGATTACTGACAACCGCTGGAACCTGCCCGCCGATCAATGCGATCTGCCGATGAATATTGATGGCCTGCCGTCGCTGCTGGTCCGCGCTGATCAGCCATCCAAGACTTGGACACTGACGTTCGATCAGACCCTCTACCTCGGCCCGACCTTGCTCGACGATCCGCTGGGCGCGCCGAAATTCGCTCGCACCTGGGAAGTCAGCAACATTGACGACCCCGACCAGTACACCGCGCTGGAGGCCTGAAATGTTCGACGCATTACTGCGCATGCAACTGGGTCCGATCATCGAACGCCTGGCCGAAATGGAAGCGGAAATCGACGACCTGCACCGCCGCGCCGAAAGCTTCTGCCGCATTGGCATTTGCCAGACAGTGGACGCCGCGAGCAACACCTGTCAGGTCAGTCACGGTGGCTTGCTCACGCCAGCCATCAAGTTCTTCAACCCCAGCGCTGGCGCGCAGAGTGAGTCGCGGATTCCGACGGTGGGCGAGCAGTGTCTGCTGTTCAACTACGGCAGCGGCGAAAGTGGTGCGCAATCCGTGGCGCTGTTCGGTCTGAACAGCGATCGTTTTCCACCAGCCTCTACGATCCCGACGCTGACCCGTCGCGTGCATCAGGACGGTAGCGAAAGCGGCTACGACGACGCCACCCACACCCTGCACTGGCAAAACGGCCCGGCAGCCTTCAGCGGTTCTCGCGACTCGCTGGAACTGAGCATCGGCCCGGCCCGATTAGCGATGACTCCACAAATGATCATCCTGCAACTCGGTGCCGTCGGCCTGACTATCGACACCTCGGGCGTGCACTTCAGCGGCCCATTGGTCGATCACCAGGGCCGCGTCATCAGCCCCTGATTCAAGAGCCTCCCATGATCGGAATCGATAGAGACAGCGGGGCCACGGTCGACGATTGGCTGCAGTTTGTGCAGCGCGCGACCCGGGCCCTGACCACGCCGCTGGGCACCCGGCAAAAACGGCCCCTGTATGGCTCGTTGATCCCCTCGCTGCTGGGGCAGAACCTCGGCGACGACGTCCTGCTTCTGGCCCAGAGCCATGCGGCGCAGGCGTTCTATAACGCGCAGAACGGGATCAGCGATTTTCAGCCGCAAGTGATCGTCGCCAGCCGTCAGGGCGCCGGTCTATTACTGCGTTTCGCCGGTACCTGGAAAAACCGTCAACAAACCTTCGAGGTCGTGACATGAGCATGTTGATCCCCGGCCAGAACCAATTGGCTGAACCCGCGCTGATCACCGTTGAAGCCTTCGAAGACTTGCTCGCCGAGTTCAAGACTTTCGTCGTCGAATACGTCGGGGCGCGTTCGCCGGACAGTGCTGCGAAACTCAGGACCAGTCTCGAGAACGAAAGCGAACTGCTGACCCTGGCGCTGGAAGCTTTCTGCGTGCGGCTGCAAACCCACGAGCGCAAATACAACGCTCGCATCAAACAGATGCTGGCGTGGTGGGCGACCGGCAGCAACCTCGATGCGCGGCTGGCGGACATGGGCCTTGAGCGGCAGTTGCTTGATCCAGGTGATCCGGCAGCATTTCCGCCGGTGCCGGCGATTTATGAAAGCGACGACGATGCCCGCTTGCGTTATTACCTGGCGCCCCATGCGCCGGCAGCCGGTTCGCGGATGCAGTATCGCCGCGAGGTCTTCACCCTCGGCGAGCGCCCAACGGTGCAGGTCGAATCCACCGAAGCGGGTGTGGTGAATGTCACTTACACCTTCAACCCGGACGGCCTCGCCGCGCAGGTCAAGGATGGCAATGCTCGGCGAACGGCACCGGGCGAAGTGCAGGTCACTGTCCTGTCCCGTGACGGTGATGGCACGCCCTCCACGACATTGCTTGACGGCGTTCGTCAGCACTTCGCGCGGCCTGATGTGCGACCGGAAACCGACCTGGTTACCGTCAAGGCTGCCGACATTCAGCGCTACAGGATCCGCGTGGTCGCGAAGATCAATTCCGGCCCCGATTCGGGCCTGACCAAAGTCGCCGCGCAACAACAATTGCAGGCCTACGCCGACAGTTGCCATCGCCTCGAAGGCCGGGTCGATCCGAGCTGGATCGACTACACGCTGCACAGCGCCGGCGCCGTGCAATTGCAGATTCTTGAACCGCTGGCGCCGATCGTGACGACGGCGTTTCAAGCGCCGTATTGCACGGCGGTCGAGGTTGAGGTGCTGACGCTATGAGTGAAAAAACTCAGCGCCCTACGCTGCTGCCGGCCAACAGTTCGGCACTGGAACGAGGTCTGGATGTGGGCTTTGGCGCCTTGCTTGATCGCATCGCACCGCCGTTCCCGGAACTGATGAACCCCGCAGAAACCCCGGTTGCCTTTCTGCCATATCTGGCAGCGGATCGCGGTGTTGCCGAGTGGAGCACCGCCGCGCCGGAGGCAGAAAAGCGCCTGACCGTCGAACTGGCCTGGCCCACTGCGCGCCAGGCCGGCACTCGCAAGGCGTTGGAAAACGCTGCCAAGGGTTTGCAGTTAAGACCCGAGATCCGCGCCTGGTACGAACAGACACCGCCCGGTGCCCCGTACAGCTTTTCCGTACGAGCCTTCAGCGACCAACCCTACAGCGAAGAAATCGACGCCCGTCTCGACCGGCGCCTGGCGGATGCCAAGAGCGAACGCGATGTGCTGACGGTCTCCGTTGGCTTGAGCGCTTTCGGCAATCACGTCATCGCTGCCGCGACGTTCTGCGGCGAGCTGACCACGGTTTATCCGGTGTTCATCGAAGGGCTGGAAACCTCGGGAGAGGCATTCATGGCCGCCGGCATGTACACCGTCGAAACATCCACTATTTATCCTCAGGGGGCCTGAATGGCTGACTATTACACCCTGCTCACCAACGCAGGGATTGCCTACGAAACGGCGTGCAAGGCCGCGGGCACGCCGATCAAGTTGACGCAGATTTCCGTCGGTGACGGCGGCGGCGCGGTCTACAACCCGGCCGCGACCGCCACTGCGCTGAAACGCGAAGTCTGGCGCGGGCCGCTCAATGCGCTGTTCCAGGACGAGAAGAATCCGAGCTGGCTGCTCGCCGAAGTGACCATTCCGCCGG